CAATTGGTGATTTGCAGGATGAACTTGAAGAATTGAAAGCTATGCGAAGTCAGTATGAAAATGTTAAGCACCAAGTACAACATTTGGACACATTTAGAAATGAATTGGTTAGAGAACGAGATGAACACCAAAAGACTCGTGTTGAATATGAAATTAAAATACAAGAGTTGACTAAACAACTTGAAGATTTGCAAACTCCTCCAAAGAAAAAGAAAAACATGAAGTTGGATAAAACCACTATGATAGTAACTTCAACAGACGATGGCGGAACATTTTAATAAATGGCAATTGCAAACACAGTAATACAGCTAAAAAAATCTGGCGTATCAGGTAATGTACCATCAACACTAAACTATGGTGAGTTGGCGCTTAACTATTACGATGGAAAGCTGTACTATAAAAATGCGTCTGGTACAATCACTTATATAGCCAGTGGTTCTTCCGTAAATTCTTTTGCTACAATGAACGTTGCAGGTTCATTGATACTTGCAACATCCAATACAGACACATTAAGTTATACGGCAAAAAATGGTATTAGTATTTCTGCTAATACTACAAGCAAGACCATCATATTAGATGGTAATCCACTTTTTGCAGCAGCAAATTCAAAGACTCAAACATACTATCAGAATACTGCACCATCAACACCAAATTCAAATGACTTGTGGTTACATTCCGATACAGGTGTGATGTATGAGAACTATGGTAATACATCTAATCCTATATGGGCAGAATTTGGACCAACAACGTTAATATCTAATAACGCCACTTTATCTACTTTTAATAGTATAAGTGCAAACACAATTTATGATAAAGGTGTGGAGTTATTGACTTATGCCAATAGTATTTTTGTACAGGCAAATGCAGCATACAATTATGCTAATACTGCAATAACAACTTCTGGTGGTTCAATCACTGGTCGTTTGAATGTCACTTATCAACCTGTTAGTACAATAGGCACAGCAGTTAATATTACTGCAGCTAATACGATTGGTGGTACTGGTTACGCAGATGTATTGAAATTCACAAATAGTTCTGTTGGTGCAACAAACGCAAACAAAACAATCCGTTTAGATAGTGTTGGTAACTTGCAGATTGTAAATAGTGCATATCTAATAACATCAATGTCTTTGAGTGATGCAGGTGATATGACACTTGCAGGTAATACAACAACAAATGGTATTGCTGCTGGTTATGCACCAAACCGTCCAGCATTTTGCGTAAGAGGTAATGGTGGCTCAATTGCCGCTACAACCACACTAACCAACAGCAATTGGACTATTGAATATAATCAAGGAAGTTATTTAAACGGTTCAACAGGCATATTTACAGCACCCGTTGCAGGTTTATATCAAGTTAATTTAGTGATTAGAACATATAATAATAGTTCAAGTGGTATTGCTCAAGCCTTAGTTAGAAAAACTGCTGCAATTGGTGGTGGGACAACAACTTCTATTATGGTTGAATTTGGTCCAAACACTTCAATGAACCATGCCGGTGGCGCCAACATTGTGAAACTAGCGGTAGGCGATACACTACAATTAATTGCAAGTTCTGGTACAATCATATTTGACGGCAACGACAACTGGTCAGTTGCTTACATAGGATAATAAATGGCTTTAATTAATTTTCCTAACTCACCGTCATTATACCAGACATTTACATTTGGTTCTAAAACTTGGATTTGGAATGGTTATGCTTGGGATTTACAATTATCCAACACAGCAATCATAACTGCTTTTGCCAACTCGGCTTACAATCAAGCTAACGCAGCATATAATCAAGCCAACTCGGCAATCACATTAGCCAACTCAGCGTACAATCAGGCAAACAATGCTTATGCTCAGGCAAATGCTGCAGCCAATACAATTCAAGCAGTATACAACTTAGCGAATACTGAAACAGTACGTTCTGGTTGGGCAGCCAATACGATTATGTCTGCCAACTCGACAGGTTATATTGGTAACTCTGGTGGTGTATTCTTTACTTCTTCTAATAATAACTTAATTGTAAGTAATAATATCATCACAGGTAGCGGTACTGGTGGTAATATTAGTGGCGCCAATAACATATACGCTAACACTTTTGTTGCCAACTCACCGACTTCTACTGTATATGTAACACAGAGTCAGTTAGTTCAAGACACAACAAACACCTATAATCACCTATACACATTAGGTCTATTCTCAGGTAACACCGACCAGTCTATTCAGATTGGTGGACAGAACTTTGCTAACACACAGAACTCATCTACAGACTTAGCACTATACAATAACTTAGGTACCGATACCAATAACTATATTGATATGGGTATCACAAGTGCTGCCTATAACGTGGTACTGAATAACTTTACAGCATCACAACCAGGTGATGGTTATTTGTATGCTAACGGTTCAAACCTGATTATTGGTACATATACACCAGGTACAAACTTAAAGATATTCGTAGGTGGGTATGCTTCGTCTAACGTAGTTGCCAACTTCAATGCTCCAAATACGGCATCTTCTTCAAATACGACTGGTGCATTGACAGTTAGGGGTGGTATTGCTGCCACAGGTAACGTATATGCCAATTCGATATACACCAATGGTTTGTATTATGCAGCCAACGGTAACCCAATATCAACTGGTGGTTCAGTAACCTTAAGTGATTCCATATCTTCAAACTCATCTGCCAATGCGGCCACATCTAACGCCGTATATGTTGCTGTTTCTACTGCCTTGGCTTTCTCAATAGCCCTAGGATAAATATCCTAATAGGAGACTTAAATGGCCAATATAACAAACAGAACCGACTTCACAACATACTGTCTTAAAAAACTTGGATTTCCAGTTATTGAGATTAACGTTGATGACGACCAGGTTCAGGACCGTATTGACGATGCCTTACAATATTTCCAAGATTATCACTTTGATGGTCTACAGAAAGTCTATTGGATTCATACCATCACACAAAATGATATCAACAATAGATATCTAGACGCATCTCAAGCGGTAGACACCGCCAATACTCCTTTAGAAATTGCTGGTATTTCCCGTATTTTCCCATTGGATGATTCACAAGCCAACACCAATATGTTTGACTTGAGATACCAACTTCGTCTAAATGAGTTGTATGACTTCACATCAGCGTCCTACATCAACTACACCTTAACTCAACAACATCTACGTTCACTAGAGTTACAGTTTACTGGTGAAGTTCCAATCAGATTCCAAAGACATATGCAAAGACTGTATATAGATTGGGCTTGGGGTATGCAAGAAGCACCAGTTGGCCAAGTTGTGGTATCAGAATGTTATGCCGTTATTGATCCAGAACAATACGGTTTGGTATGGAATGACCGTTGGTTAAAAGAATATTCAACAGCACTTATCAAACAACAATGGGGTAATAACCTATCTAAGTTTGCTGGTCTACAATTACCAGGTGGTGTTACATTAGACGGTCAAAAGATTCAAAAAGAAGCTGCTGATGAAATTCAGAAGCTAAGAGATGAAATGTCAACACAATACTTCGCTCCACTAGAATGGTTTATGAACTAATATGGGAGTATCTCAATATTTTAATAACTACGGCTCTCTACCGGAACAGAGAGTCATAGAGGATATCATTGTAGAATCCATTAAAATAATGGGATTCGATTCATTCTATTGTCCAAACACAAATAATCAGGCAAGAGACTTACTATACGGTGAAGATCCTGTTAAGAAGTTTAGTTCAGCATTTCCTATTGAGATGTACTTACAGAATAACGGTGAGTACCTAGGCGAAAAAGAATTCTTCTCTAAGTTTGGTCTAGAGATTAAAAACCAAGTTTCTGTGGTTATGTCTAAGCGTTCTTTCAACCAAAGGATGCCAGCATTTTTAACTAGACCACTTGAAGGTGACCTGGTTTATATTCCATTCTTAAATGGTACTGGTGAATTGTATGAGATTAAGTTTGTTAACCAGACCAAAGACTTCTTTATGTTGGGTAGAAAACATCCATACTTCTATGAATTAGAGATGGAGAAATTCAAGTACTCACAGGAAATCGTCAACACAGGTATGCCAGACATTGATGGTATTGTGGCAGATTCAGCATACTCTATTACATTAGAAATGGGTACAGGTACAGGCAACTATACAGGTTCAGAGATTGTATTCCAATCACCAGACGGTACGTATGCTAACGCTACGACTGTGGCTGTAGCACAAGCCTGGAACTTACCAAACAAAACTTTGGTGGTTACAAACATCACGGGCGAATTTGTAGATGCTCAATCAATCATTGGTCAATCGAGTGGTGCTCACTATACATTGAACACATATGATGATTTGAATGTTCCTACGCCTAAAGAAGTTTACGATAATTCATACATCAATAGTTCAGCAAACGGTATTATTGATTTATCTGAATCTAATCCTTTTGGTAGCATATAATGGCAAATGTATATTACGATAGAGTTATACGAAAATTAGTTATTGGATTTGGAAACTTATTCGATAAGATTACTCTTGTCCGTTATAATGCTGATAATACAGAAGCGGAACGATTCATTGTTCCTATTGCTTATGCAGCCAAAGAGTTGTATGTTCAACGTATTGAAGGTGATCCAAACTTAGATAAGAAAGTTCAGATGACTCTACCAAGAATGTCATTTGAAATGAAAGGTTTGACGTATGATGCTTCACGTAAACAAACAACCAATCTAAGAAATTTTAATACAGGACCTGGTGCTGTTCTAATTTCTCAGTATGTTCCAGTACCATACAATTTTGATTTTGATTTAAACATATATGTCAGAAACATAGAAGATGGTACACAATTAATCGAACATATACTACCATTCTTTACACCAGATTATACGATTAAATTGAACTTAATCCCTGAAATGGGTATTACGAAAGAAGTTCCTATCGTTTTGAACACGGTTAATTCTGAGGTCACCTACCAAGGCAACCGTGATTCCGATACTCGTATGGTTATTTGGACTTTGAATTTCACAGTCAAAGGGTTTATCTTTGGCGCTTCAAGTCCACCAGCAGGTATTATTAAGACTTCTATTACAAATATCTATAATGATATATCACCAACAGACCAAGTCATATTCAATATGGCCAATACTGGTGTAGGTCATTATCAAGCAGGTGAGATTG